CTGGCAATGTGGTGATTACTAACAAAGGGACAGTTTACCAGCATCCGAATGTCGGCATTGCCAATACGAGCTGGCGCATGGTTAAAGATATGCTTGCGCAATTTGGCTTGACGCCGGCGGAGAGAAGCCGCGTAAAAGCACTATCGCCGGCGGATAAAACGCATTCACTTGCTGAAAATCTTTTCGCTCAGGCGCGCGCAAAGGTCGAGGGGAGTATGGGAAATGAGTAAGCGATACGATCCCTTTGCTTGCGATTTGGAAAAATACCATTTCGACGCTGTTGCTGGTCAGGTTGCGGTGGACTTTATCGAGACTTACATTACCCACGTGAAAGGCGAGTTGGGCGGCAAGCCTTTTTTGCTTTTGGATTGGGAGAAGGAGTTTGTCTGCAACCTGTTCGGCTGGAAGGACAAGGAAACTGGTTTTCGGCGTTACAGAGAGGCGTTTGTGTTTGTCCCAAGGAAGCAGGGCAAGTCTCCGCTTGGGGCTGCAATCGCACTTTACCTGTTGATCGTAGACCGAGAGCCTGGTGCAGAACTGGTCTCTGTGGCTGCGGATCGTGAACAGGCACGTGCTATCTTCGACACCGCCAGGTTTATGGTCAAGCAGAATGACGAATTGGATGAACTTGTGAGTGCTTACCGCAATGCCATTGTTGCAAAACAGGGCGCAGCGGTATACAAGGTGGTCTCATCTGAAGCTGGCAGCAAGCATGGTGGAAACCTCCACGCAGCGTTATTCGATGAGTTGCACGCACAGAAAGACCGCGAACTTTACGACGTTATCCAGACTTCGTTTGGTGCACGCCGACAACCTCTGCTGATCTCATTCAGCACGGCAGGCTATGACAGAGAATCCATTTGCTACGAGGTCTACACCACGGCAAAGCAGGTTTCAGAGGGCATCGTCCAGCGTGACTGGTTTTACCCTGTGATCTTCGAGGCGGAACTTGAGGACGACTGGACAAGCGAGGAAACCTGGAAGAAAGCCAATCCGAGCCTGGGACATACTGTCAAAATTGATTACTTGCGCCAGGAATTTGAAAAAGCAAAATCATCTCCTGCGTATCAGAACACATTCCGGCGGTTGTATTTGAACATGTGGACCAGCCAGGAAACACGCTGGTTGGATATGGCTGCCTGGGATGCTTGCGGCGAGGATCTTATTGATGAAAAGCTCCTGGAAGGCTCAGTCTGTTATGGTGGGCTTGACCTGGCTTCTGTTTCGGACATTGCCGCATTCGTGTTGGATTTTCCCAATGAACCAGGGGAAGATGAAATGCACACCTGGATACCAAGGTTATTTGTCCCGGAAGCAAAACTGACAGATCCTGCGTTTAAGGACAGGGACATTTATAAAGCCTGGGTTGATCAGAGTTACATGATTGCTACCCCAGGGAATGTGATTGACTACGACTATATCTTGAATGAGATCGAGTTGTTGAGTGAACGATATTACATCAAAGAGATTGCGTTTGACCGTTGGGGCGCGACACAAATCAGTCAAACACTGACCAACATGGGGCACACACTCATTGGTTTTGGGCAAGGGTACGTGAGCATGTCACCACCGACAAAAGAGATCGAGCGATTGGTACTTAATCGCCGGCTCAGACATGGTGGTCATCCAGTTCTGCGTTGGATGGCTGACAATGTCATGACGACTCAGGACGCAGCTGGAAACATCAAACCGGATAAGGCAAAGAGCCGGCAGAAAATTGATGGAATTGTGGCAGGCATAATGGCAACCGACCGGGGACTGAGACATGCTACGGAGCAGGTTGCATCGGTTTACGAAAGCCGCGGATTGGAGGTGCTATAGATGTTCAGATTTTATGCTCTGGTTCAGCAGGTTGTTGTGAACCTCAAAACTGACAAGGCATTTCAGGGTGTGTTGTGGAAACGCGCTGGGGATTATCTTGTGTTACGAAACGCCGTATTGCATGAGAAGGGAGAAGCTCGCAAAGTGGATGGTGAGGTTCTCATTTTTATAGGCGATGTAGATTTTATTCAGGTGCTGAATGGGTAGCACAATTATCTCTGAAGCTACATTATCAACCATGCCCGCTGGTTGGTGGCCAACGAACGCGTCAAGTCTAAATACGTTCGTGAATTACAACCTGGACTATGAGGCGATGTATCGAACACACAACAATGTACGTGTGTGCGTTGATTTTCTCGCCAGGAATATAGCCCACTTGGGGCTTCACATTTATCAGAGAGATACTGACGATAATCGTGTTCGAGTCCGGGATCATGCGGCTGTAAACATTTTGCATCGTCCTATGCCGGCCGACAACAAGATTACCCAGTACAAGTTACTCGAAGCCGTGCTTTCAGATATGTTTATTTCTGGTAATGGATACATACTGAAAGTTCGTGCCAATGGGCAGGTAGTGGGATTGCTTCGAATTCCGTACACAATGATTTCTGTTTATGGAAAACTAGTACCGAACAAATACGTACTTGATTTTGGGACCGGTCCTAAGGAACTTGCACCATCAGAGATTATTCACATAAGGACCTACAACTCGAGCAATAACATTGTTGGTATCTCTCCGCTTGAAGGTTTGCGAGAGATCCTCGCTGAAGAGTACGAGAATACGAAATATTCAGCTAAGTTCTGGGAAAATTCCGCTCGGATAGGTGGTGTGATTGAGCGGCCGGCTACTACTGCCAATTGGAGCGATACTGCCCGCGCGCGGTTTCGTTCTGAGTGGGAATCTATGTATTCCGGCGAGGCAAACTCTGGCAAAACAGCGGTGCTTGAAGAAGGCATGACATTCAAGCCTATGAGTGTTGTTCCAAAAGATACTCAGTATCTTGAGGCACGGAAGTTATCGCGTGAGGAATGCGCTCGCGCTTTTCACATCCCGCCTCCAATGGTTGGTATCCTGGAACATTCGACCTTCAGCAATATTACTGAGCAACACAAGAGCCTATACAACGATGTTTTGGGTCCGCTTTGCGCTTCGTTTGAGGACGATTTCGACATTCAATACCTAAGTGAGTTCCCGGATCTGAAGGGCGCTTACTCTGAATTCAACATTGAGGAAAAACTTCAAGGTGACTTTGAAGCCCAGGCTAACAGTTTACGGCAGGCTGTAGGTGTGCCATACATGACTGCAAATGAAGCTCGCGCACGGATGAATCTGCCACGGCTTGACAGCCCGGATGCTGATCAATTGGTGACGCCATTGAACATGTTGGCACAGTCCACCGGTGAGCCCAATGATGGTAAGTCGCGCCACGATACTGAGCTCAAACATGAAGAGAAAATAATGACATTCCGTGCTGATTATCCGGAGATTCGGGAAAAGTATCAGGATGAATGGCAAAAACTTTTGACCAAAACGTTCACGCGGCAAATGGACACAGTGATGCCAAAGGTCAAAGGGGCAAAATCCGACATCAATCTTGTTTGGGATCGGGAACGCTGGAATCAAGAGGTGTTCGCTGACTTTTACCGATTGACCAAAATGACGGCCATAGCGTTTGCTTTGGCGTTTGCGGGTGACCTGGCATTCAATTTCGATCCTGAACAAATGGACAACTACCTTCAGATCAATGCGCGCATTGCAGCGGAGAATTTGAACCAAGCCTCCATGGATGAAATCAACAATGCGCTGATGGATCCGAATCCTCTTGATGCGCTGAAAAAAGTATTTGAGATCGCTTTAGCGGTGAAAGTTTTCCGGTTTGCAACAGGAAGAATTACCAGTTTGCAGAATTATTCCATAATGGATGTCGCACAAACCTCTGGTTATATAAAAACCAAGACTTGGGTTGTGAATAGTGATAACCCCAGAGATACCCATTTACGACTGGATGGTGAGACAGTTGGAATACGAGACCGATTTTCTAACGGTGCACTTTATCCAGGTGACTTCAATGCGGGAGCGGATGAGGTTGCAAATTGCAAATGCTCACTAATTTACGGAAGGAAAAGATAGATATGGAAAAGAAATCATTTGAGACCACGATCGAGTTCAAAGCGGACAGTGATGAGTCTGGATCGTTCCAGGCGATATTCAGTCGGTTCAACGAGACCGATAAACAAGGTGACGTTACGCTACCAAGTGCGTTTCTGGATGGTCAGAACGTGAAGATTGCCGCTTGGGGTCACAACTGGGGTGCGTTGCCGGTTGGCCGCGGAGTGATCCACCAGGACAGCGAGAAGGCCTGGGTAGACGGAAAATTCTTCCTCGATACTGAGGTTGGATCCGAGACATATAAGACCGTCAAGAACCTGGGTGAGTTGCAGGAATGGAGCTACGGGTTTGATGTTGTGAAAAGTGCCCAACGCGACGGCGGACGAACATTGGAAAAACTGAATGTTTACGAGGTGAGCCCGGTTTTTGTGGGTGCCGGTAATAACACCCAGACTACTGTTATCAAATCCGCCCATACTGATGGCGTGATTGAACCTGAGAGCGAGACTGAAACGGAGGCTGGAGATCCCGGTAACGTGAGCGGTGCAAGCCCTGAGGACGTGAAGTTACTAATCGAAATTACTGAAATTGGAGGATTTTAAAATGGACAATAAAAAGTTCAAAGATTTACTTGCTGACGCTCGCGAAATTGTTGAAAAGGCAGTTTCCGAGGGTCGCCCCATGACCGAAGAGGAACGTAACAAATCGGTCAATATGATCAACGAAGCCAAACAGGGTTTGGACGATGCTGCTTTGCAGCGCAAAATCAATGAATTGGAAGCTGAAGCAGTTCGTGGTGAAGAGCAAAAATCACAATTGGCTGCTGATCTCGGCTCCCAGTTTATCAATTCCGAGGCGTTCAAAGGCTGGATGAAGCAGGTTGCTCCGAATGGCCACATTCCTGAAAATGCAAAGGGACTGGGCTCTCCTGCATTCTCTGTCAAGATGCCCCTGGATAAAAAGGATGTCATCACTGGTCTTTCAGATACCTCCGCTGGTGCGTTCATCCGAAATGAAGATTCGGGCATGTACGGCCGCTTGGGTTATAAGCCCCCGACGATTCGTGACCTGATCAGTGTTCGTCAAACCGGTTCTGATGTGGTCGACTTTGTTGTTCAGACTGCAAAGATCACTCAGGCTGCTCCTGTAGCTGAAGCAACATCAGCTGCAATGCCAACCGTCAATGCGACTACTCACGCTGTTGAGTTGAACGCTGGTGGAGGATACAAGCCGGAAGCTGCTTTGGCTTTTGCTCGTGTCTCCGCGGCTGTAGAAACAATCGCCGCATGGTTGCCTGTCACCAAACGCGCTATGGCGGATGCTGCCCAGCTGCGCGGGATTATCAATCAGGAATTGCGTGAAGCTCTTGATGAAAAACTCGAATTCCAGATTCTTGAAGGATCTGGCACATCTCCTGAATTCGTTGGTGTCAAAAACACCTCAGGTATTCTGACTCAGGCATTTGGTACTGATCTCTTGACTACCAGTCGCAAAGCTATCACCAACCTGCTCACCAACGGTAATGAGTATCCGACTGCTTTCGTTCTCTCTCCGGCCGACTGGGAAGGTTTGGAACTAGCGCTCTTCACTGCTGCTCCTTATCTGCCTTACCAGAAAACCCTGTGGCGCGTTCCCGTAGTTGAATACTACGGCCTGACCACAAAAACCGGTTATCTGGCCAATTGGCGCAAGGCTGTGCTCTGGGATCGTGAACAGGCCAGTATTAGCATCTCCGATAGCCATGCTGATTTCTTCATTCGGAATCTCCTGGCTGTTTTGGGCGAAGTACGTGCTGCGTTCGGGATTATCAAGCCAAAGGCGTTCGTGAAGATCGCGACTGCTGCCTAACTTTAGTTATAAGCCGTGGGGCAGGTGGATATTTACAGAGCCTGCCCCAAGAGGGAAGTGACTATGGAAAGAAAACTGATTGTTATTGAAAACGAAAGCGGACAAGGCGTTCAATTGTACGAGGAAGAAGCCCTTGCCTTGGGTCTTTTGGTTGAAAAGAAACAGATGCCAAAAGTAGCAAATAAAGCTATTGAGCCCCAGGAAAATAAAGCTGCCCCTGAACCTAAGCGCAAGCCTGTGAGGAAGTAATGTTTTGCCAGGTAGCCGATCTAGCCGATTTTTTGCAGATTGAAATATCACCTGCAGATTCTTCTGCAATCCAGGCGATCACTGACGCGACCGCGGTAATAAAAGCGTACACAAACCAGACACTTGATAAAGTGACCGATGATACTGAGACGTTTGACAATGTCCTTGGGAATAAGCTCTATCTACGGCAATTTCCGGTAATTTCGGTTACCTCTGTCATTGAAAATGGAATTACGTTGGTCGATGGAATTGACTTCAAACTGGGTAATCACGGCGTGCTTTACAGGATGAACGCTAACTGGGCATACGGTATTCAGAATATTGTTGTGACTTACACGCATGGATATGAGGTAGTTCCAGATATCGCAAGGATCGTGTGCATGCGGGTTGCGTCCCGGGTGTATCAAGCTGGAAAGCGATCTGCTGAAACTTCGGGTGTGCCTGGTATATCGTCCAAGACTTTGGGTGACTTCTCAGTATCTTACGAGGGAGAATCCGGCAGTAATGACCCCGCAAAGGGAGTATCAGCAGCGCGCGCATTACTAGTCAGTGAAAAAGAACTCTTGGATACACTGAGGTATCAGCAATTATGAGTATTACTGTTTTTCGGGGACTTCTGAATAAAACTGCTGAAGTCTATTCACTGGCTGAAGTGTTTGACGGTCAGGGTGGATGGACCGAAAGTTTTGTGCTCAGTATGACCGCTAAGGTTCGTGTGAGCGCTTTGAGTGCATCTGACAGGAAAGCAGCTGGATCCGAGTACTCTGAAGTCACACATAGCGTTTACACAGAGAGCGTGTTTGCCCGGGGAGATCAACTCAAAATCGGTAGTTTGTGGCTCGAAGTTCTTGCTGTCCGCAATCCAAGTTTGGAAAGTCACCATTTTGAATGTGACTGTAGAGAGATCCAGAAGGAGAGCTAATGGCTATTACTACAAAGGTTACGTTCAGCAAGTGGAACACAAAAGAAGTCAAGCGGAAGGTTGTGGAACAACTTGCAGTTGGTGCGGACATGGCTGGGAAGTTCGTGGAAGATGAAGCTCGCAAGAATCTTCTTGGGATCAGCACGCCGAGCGACAAACGCAATGTTAATTATCGTAATTATGTATCTCGGCTTATCACGCATGAGGTTACTGCTGAGCGTGGAGCGATTGTGGTTCGTATTGGTCCCATAATCGCGAAAAACCGCTTGCATGGCTGGTATATCGAGACTGGCAGTTCGACCGCCGGAGCTCATCCCTGGTGCCGGCCTGCATTGTTCAATAATCTCGGGACTGTGATTGGAATTCTGACAGGACAGTGATGGTTACTAAAGCGTTATATCAGAAGCTCGCGGGTGATAGCACACTAGTTGGTTACCTTTCCACGTATAAGACCCAACCAGCTATTTTTACCGTGGATCCGGCGCCAGAGAATGCAGAATTTCCTTACCTGGTTTTAGCTGGTGAATCTGCTGGACAAGCCTACGACACAAAACTAACTCGAGGCCAGACTGTTTGGCGTGATATCCGGATATATACGAAACAAAGCGGATCGGCAGAAGAAGTTGAAAAGATTGCCAACAGGGTCCGTAAGGTACTGCACCGTGCGATACTGAGTGATAGTGCGATTAGATCGATAGTTATTGACTGTACCAGCCCCCAGGCCGCGGATGATGATCGCGCTTATGGACGGATGATTACAGCGAAGATTACATTTTTGGAGGTGTAAATGAACGGAGCTGATGTTCTGATTAGTGTGAACACTGGGACTGAAGCTGTGCCAGTTTGGACGGCGGTTGGTTCTCAAAGAGATGCTTCGCTTGAAGAAACAAGTGAAGAGATTGATGTCAGTAATAAGACATCAAGAAACAAGCGCGTGTTAGCGGGGCGATACAGCGCCTCAGTATCCTTGGAGGCTTTGTACGTGTCAAATGACACAGGTTATAGCGCTCTGAAAACTGCAATGCGCAATGGTGACCTAGTTCAAATTGCCCGCACTGTAGTTACTGCGGGCGTGCCAGCTCAGACTGAAAAAGCAGACGCCATGATTACAAGTCTGAGCGAAGCATTTCCGGATCAGGATGGCGCAACGGTGTCCATTTCGCTCACGATCAGTGGCGGATGGGTGGCAATTTAGGAGGAAAAATGGCTGAAATAAATGGAGCTGATGTTTTGATCTCGATTGGAGCGAATGTACTTGGTTCACAACGGGATGCAACAATTGAACAAACGACCGAAGAAATCGATGAGAGCAGCAAGACGAGTCGGAACAAGAAAGTTGCTGCTGGACGGTACGGATCAACAGTATCGCTGGAAGCCCTTTATGTACCGACTGATGCTGCTTACCTTGCACTTCGAACGGCAATGCGGGCAGGCACAAAGGTAACTGTTTCCCGCGCCGGCGGTGGGGTTACGGAGAGCGCAAGCGCGATTATCACCAGTTTGAGTGAGGGATTTCCGGATCAGGACGGGGCAACTGTGTCGATTTCTCTCACAATCGACGGAGCGTGGTCATAATGGCGATCCGGGCTGAAAAAACTATCCAACTGCCTGATCGTGAAGTCAGGGTGCTCTATACGAACCGTGCTTTAGCAGAAGCCGAGAAGATAACTGGCAAGTCGATCCTGTTAGTAGCAAAAGAGTTCGCAGACCAAACATCTGGCATTGAAGATCTCGCCTCTCTACTGAGGGCTGGTATGGAAGCCGCGCGTCGTGATGCGAAAAGTGGGACCACCCCTGTCACTCAAAACGATGCGTACGCGGTCCTGGATGAAGTGGGCTTTTCAGTTGTTGCTGAATCCGTGATTACAGCCATAGCAGAAGTTTTGAGTTTTGGTGGAGACGAGTCAAAAAACTGACAAACCAGGAATCCGAACCATTTACATTGGAGGGATTCCTGGTATCAGCCCTGGATGCAGGGATCAGTATTAGAGATTGGTTGGACATGACGCCAAGTGAGACGTTTATGACGATGGAAGCGATTGGTAAGCAAAAAGATAGAGAGCGAAGGGATTTGCTCAGTATCGCCTGGCATATTGCCGCGTTTTCCCGCGCCAAAAAACTGCCTGACTTAAAAACGATCATCAAACCGGCAAAAGCGCGCCGCCTCTCCGATACTGAGAAAGCGAAGCGTCAGGCTGAATTTGAAGAGTTGAAGGAGCGGATGAATGTCACTCGGTGAGGCAACAGTTGGAATCCGGGCAACTATGGAGCAACTGGATCAAGACCTTGAAGGGGTGAAAGGGAAGATCAGCACCGTTCTAGGGGGCATCGGTAAATCAATGGGTGCGATTGGAGCCGCCGGTTTTGGCGCATTTGGAGCTACGGCTGCTGTGGCTGTTGGCGCTATTGCCGGCGTTGGTGTAGCCCTGGGTGGACTTGCCAAAGAAAACGTTGCAGTTCAAGGTTTGACTGCTGCATTCGATGGTATGGCTGCAGCTGCAGGTTCATCTGGTAACGCGATGCTTGCGGCTCTTCAGAAGGGTTCGAATGGCACTATAACCAACACAGCGCTTATGCAAGCGTACAACAAAGCGACCCAGTTAGTAGGAAGTACGTTTGCCAATACTCTCCCGGAATCAATGG